TACGCGGACCCGCTCGGCTGGGTGCGCGGGGCGTTCAAGTGGGGCGAACCTGGCCCGCTCGAGGCGTATCGTGAGCCGGACGTGTGGCAGTGCGAGTTCCTCGAGTGGCTCGGCGGCGAAATCACGAGCAGGAACTTCAACGGCATCGACGCCGTGATGCCGATCAAAGCCGCCGTCTCGAGCGGTCACGGTATCGGGAAGGGCGCGCTGACCGGGATGGTGGTCGCGTTCATCATGTCGACGCGCCGCAATGCGAAAGGCGTCGTCACCGCCAACACCGGCCCGCAGTTGCAAGACAAAACCTGGCCGAGTATCACGACGTGGGCCAAGCGGGCGTTGACGGCGCACTGGTTCGTGATCAACACCAGCATCCTGTATCGCGCTGGGCACCGTGATGCGTGGAAGGTGAGCCCGCAGACGTGCGACCCGGACAACAGCGAGTCGTTCGCCGGCCAGCACAACGCGAATAGCACGAGCTTCTACATCAACGACGAAGACAGCAACGTGCCGGAAATCATTCACGAAGTGCAGGAAGGCGGCTTGACGGATGGTGAGCCGATGCATTTCCTGTTCGGCAACCCGACACGGCGCCGCGGCTCGTTTCACGACATCGTCTTCGGCGAGAAGTCGCGCGGGTGGAAGACGTGGGTGATTGACGCGCGCAATTGCCGGTTTCCGAACAAGGAACTGATTGCCGAACAACTTGAAGCGTGGGGCGGCGAGGATAGCGATCGGTTTCGGGTGCGCGTCCGTGGCGTGCCGCCGAAAGCGGAGGATGCGCAGTTCATCGACAGTCAACGGGTAATTGAGGCGCAGAAGCGCGTGGTGGAGGTTTTGGATGACGAACCCCTCGTGGCTGGATGCGACCTTGCGTGGGGAGGAAAGGACGCCAATGTTATTCGTTTTCGGCGGGGCCGAGATGCGCGAACAATTCCAGCGATTCGGATATCCGGCGAACTCACACGAGACCCTTCAGTGCTCACAAACAGGCTCGCCGACGTGCTTGCCGGAAATTATAACGGTCGACGGGTCGCTATGCTCTTTCTTGACAGTGCCGGCATCGCCGGCAGTGTCGGCACTCGCCTTCGAGAGCTCGGACATACCAACCTGCTCGAAGTGAACTTTGGCGCCGACTCACCCGATCGCAAATATCGCTATATGCGGGACATGATGTGGGGTCGGATGAAGGATTGGCTGCTCACGGCGGCCATCGACAAGTCGCCGCGGCTGGAAAGCGATCTGACCGCGCCAGGACTGCGCGAAGACTTACAGCAGCGGGTGTGGCTGGAGTCGAAGAAGGAAATGAAGGCGCGGGACGTGCCCAGCCCGGACGAAGGCGATGCGTTGGCGCTCACGTTTGCGCAGGCGGTGGCGAAGAAGCCCAAAGAGCAGCCCGCGCCGTCGCCGCAATTTAGTGGACAGTCATTAGGGTGGATGCAATGACCCGCGCACCGCGCATGCTTCTCGAGCCGCCGGGATGGACGACTACGCTCCATCTGACGAACGGGCGCACGGTCTTCAACCTCGCGAAGCCGATGTGTCAAGCCTGCGCCACGCATCTCTGGCAGATGTCGCGCGATCGTCCCTACGTGGAGTCGTTTCTGCTGCGAGGTCTGCCGTATGTGCTACCCTGTGCGGCACCGAAAGGCTGAGATGTTTCACCTGCCCGATTTGCCCATCGTCGGCTACGCGACGGCGCGTGAGAAAGCCCTTACGGACAACATGCAGGAATTTTGCAGACAGATCGAGCGTGATCGTGTGCGTCTGCTTGCGATTGTCTGCGAGGGCCGCGACAAGTGGAAGCGCGTGGCGGGTGACATCTGGCGCGGCTACCGCATCGGGGAGGAAGATGGCGCCCTCAATGCCATGTTTAACTACTTCCAGTTGATGGCCGTTGCACCGCCCGTGCAAGCGCAGCTTTTGCGTTACCCTAAAAACGTGCTGAAATGGGCGGAGATCATGCGGCAAGCGATGCCGGACATCGAAGCCGAGCGCGAGATGCTGATTCAGAAAGGCGTGAGCCCGAGTGTCGAGCGACGATAAGGCATTGAAGCCGCCGAAATGCACTACGTGCGACGTCTTTGAGCAGCTCTACGCTGAACTTCTTGATGCCGTGAAGCCATTTCGTTTGACGCCTGACGCTGAGGCATTTCGACTCGGTCCCGCCGCACGCGTGCATCAACTCTACGAAATCAGCGACGTGCTGAAGATGTTCGCGGACGTGTATGACCTGAAGGACGACGACAACTTGCAGCGGTTCTCTGAATTTGTCTTCGGCATCATTATCTATAAACTCGACGCCGAGAGTCGGAACGGCGCCATCATGGCCGCCTTGCTGAACGCCCGAGAAGCCTATCGTGGCTGACGAGAAGAAGCGCCGCGCGCCGGGTGCGCCTGATGCGCTGATTGCGGAAGCCCGCCGCCGCTGGGAGCGGGCCGCCGAATCCGACGAGAAGCAACGCAACCGCATCCTCGCCGCTAAGAAGTTCCGCGCGGGCGACCAGTGGCCCGCGGCCATCAAGATTGCGCGCGAAGGCGGCGGCAGTATTCAGGGCATGAGCCCACAGCCGCCGAAGCCCTGCCTTGTGGTCGACCGCCTCTCGCAGCCCACCCGCCAGACCAGCAATCTGATCAAGCAAGCGGATTTCGGGTTCGATGTGATGCCGAACGGCAGCGGCAGCGACACCGAGACGGCGGAAATCTTCAAGGGCTATCTGCGCTGGATGCAGAACAACGCGCGCGGGGAATCGCCGCTCGAGTGGGCGGCTGACGGGGCGATTGAAGGCGGAATTGGCTGGTTCCGGCTGCGCGCCGATTACACGTATGACACCTGGGACGGCGACCCGAACGATCCGGAGGTGTTCTGGCAAGAGCTCAAGATGGAGCGCATCACCAATAACCTGACGGTGTATTGCGATCCGAGTGCCGAGAAGCCGACGCGATCCGATGCGCAGTGGCTCTTCATCACCGAAGACTTGAGCAAAGACGAATTCGAGAGCCGCTATCCGAAGGCGGATTTTCGTGGGTTGGAGACGTTCAGTTCGACGGGCGATCCGGGCCGACTGCGGGCTTGGGTGAGTAAGGACACGATTCGCATCGCGGAATACTGGCGCATCGAATACAAAGACCGCACGTTCTACCAACTACTTGACGGCACCGTGCAGGAAGATGGCAAGGCGCCAGAGAAAGATAAGCTGAAAAGCAAGCGCGTGATGCGCGTGCCGCAGGTGAAGTGCGACAAGATCAACGCGGTCGAATCGCTGGAATCGTATGACTGGCCCGGCTCTCGGATTCCGATTATCCCGGTGCTCGGTGAGGAACTGAACGTCGACGGGCAGGTGTGGTTGCGCGGCATCATCGAAGAAGGCATGGACGCGCAGCGGATGATCAACTATACCTACTCGGGTGCGGTGGAAATCTTCGCACTGGCGCCGAAGAATGCGCCGATGGTCGCGGCGCCGAGTGTCGCCAACTACAAAGCGATCTGGCAAACGCGCAACATCATCAATCATTCGTTCCTGCCGTATGACCCGTGGGACGCCAACGGCACGCCCTACCCTTCGCCGATCCTCGATACGACGGAGCCGCCGATTCAGGCCGCCGTGGAATTGATGCGGGTGTCGGAAGATGCGGTGAAGGCGACGACGAGCACCGGCGATGCGAGTCTGGGCAATTCGAGTCCGAACGAGAAGAGCGGTCGCGCGCTGCAGGCGTTGCAATCGCAATCAGACCTCGCGAACAGCAACTACCCAGACAACGTGCGCCGTGCCCTCATCTATGCCGCCGAACTCGCGGTCGAAGTGATTCCGAAAATCACGCAGAAAGGCCAGATCATCCACATTCTCGGCATGGACGACGAACCCGAGCAGGTGATGGTCGGGCAGCCGTTCCAGCAGGCTCCGAACGGCACACCGAAAGCCTCGCCGCCGGAGATTACGCCGGAAATGGCGCAACTCGAAGGCAGCCTACACAAGTTCTTCGACTTGAACAACGGCCGGTATGCAGTCACAGTGACGGTGGGGAAAGCTACCGCGACGAAGCGCGAAGAGGGCGCGATGGCGCTCGGCGAACTGATTCCGCACCTGCCGCCAGAGATGGCGGCGGTGGCGACACCGGATTACGTGCGGCAGTTGTCGTTTCCGGGCGCGCAGAAGATTGCGGAGCGGCTCGAGAAAGCCCTGCCGCCGCAGTTGCAGCCGCAGAAGGACGGACAGACGCAGCCGGACCCGCAGCAGATGCAAGCTCAGATGCAGCAGATGCAGG